GCCGGTCAAGGCGTCAACTAGGAGAACAGGCATGGAGAAAGAAAAATGGGTTGAAATAGCCCGCACGGGGACTTTTACGGACAGCGCAGGGCGCCGCCAGACCTTCACGCAGGCGAACCTTGACGCCATAGCCGCAGGATACGACCCGGACAGGCGGGATGCTCCGCTGGTGTTCGGGCATCCGAAAAGCGATGCAGCCCCGGCCTTCGGCTGGGTTGAACGGCTGAAGAGCGAGGGCGGAAAATTGTTTGCACAGTTCGCGCACGTTCCGGGGGAAGTCCGGGAACTTGTGGCAAAAAAACATTATCGCCATGTGTCAATTTCCCTCATGCCGGACCGTGTGACCCTCCGCCATGTGGCCCTGCTGGGAGCGGCGCAGCCTGCCATCGACGGATTGCGGGCCGTAGAACTGAAGGACGGCAGCGACTCCATTTGTGTGGACTTCGCCGAAGCCGCCGCAACAAACAAAGGAGAACATCGCATGAACCCTGAAGAACTGCAAAAGCAGATCATTCAGCTTCAGGACCAGCTGGCGAAGCTCACGGAAGAGAACGCCGCCCTGAAGAAACAGGTGGCAGACGCCAAGGCCGCAGCCGATACCGCAGACGCGGCGAAGACCAATGCTGAAAAGCAGGTCGAAAGCGTGAACGCCGAGTTTTCGGCGTACCGCGGCAAGGTGGAGGGCGAGAAGCGCGAAGAGCGCGTGAACGCTCTGGTCAAGGCTGGCAAGCTCAAACCTGCCGACCGTGAAAAAGTTCTGAACTTCGCCGCAAAGCTGGCCGAACAGAACGGCAGCATCGACTTTGCCGCCCCTGACGGCAAGAAGGAAAGCCTCACCCTTGAAGAGCATTACCTGCGGGAACTCGAAGCGGCCCCTGTGGATGAACGTTTCGTGAATTTCTCCGCCGCTCCGTCTCACGCCGCTGACGCGGTTCCCTCTTACACCTCGGACGAAATGGCCGCCAAACTGTAAGGAAGCAAGACCATGAACGAAGGACACCTCGGAAAATTCACTGTAGGCGGCGAACGTGCCGCCACCGACAATCACCCCGCCATCATTCAGCACCTTCCGCTCGATTCCAGCGTGACCGCCGCCCTTGAAGTGGGAACTCTGCTCAAGGCTGTACCTCAGGATGACGCCACGACCATGGCCTACGCTCCGCTGACCTCTGCGGAAGATACCGAAGAGCCCTGCGCCGTTGTGGATAAGCCGTGCGATCCTTCCACGGAAGCGAGCGCGGCCTCTCTGGTTCACGGAACCGTTCGTTCCCGCGTGCTGAAGAACGGTGACGGCAGCGCTGCCACTCAGGCACAGCTTGTCACTCTGGCGAAACACGGCGTTTTTGCCGTCTAACCCGCAACGAGGGGAAAAACTATGCTTGCCAACCTCAAAGGCATTTTTTCGCCGGAAGCCGTGGCCGCTTCCCTGAAAACTCTTCCCGTACTGAAGACCACCATCATGGATTCGCTGTTCAAACAGCGCCCCACCCATCCTCTCCCGATGATCGGCGTTTCCGATCTTGTTTCCGTAGCGCAGACCGTGCCCGTGGTGCGCCGTGACGGAAGCCCTGTGACCCTTCTCGGCGAGACCGCCAACACGGAGTTCATCGCGCCTCTTCCGGTCAAGGTTCAGGTAGCGGTGACCGCCAGTGAACTGAACGACCTGAAAGTGCTTATGGGCAATCAGGCGGCCATTTCCGCTTGGCGTGCCCGCAAGGTGGATCAGATTCGCCGCGCCGTGCGCGATACCACCGAAGCCATGGCTTCCGTGGTGGCTTCTACCGGCAAACTTTCGTGGCCTGTGGAAGTCTCCGGCGGCCGCTTCGAGACCTACGAAGTGGACTATGGCCAGCTTCTTTCCCACACTCCCGCCTCTAAGTTCACGGCGGACGCTTCCGTGGGCGACGTGTACGAACTGCTCACCGCTATGGAAGAGAAGATCCAGCAGGCGGGCGTGGGCGGAAACGTGGAGTTCTGGGCAGGCAAGGACGTGGTCAAGGTTCTGCTGAAGATCGCGGAAGGCTACAATTCCACGGTCAGCGGCTCCCCGATCACTCTCAAGCTGGAACAGGGCAAGATGGAGGTGGGCGGCTACGCCATCCACTTTATGAAGGAAAAGTATCCTTCTCCCTACGATGAAACCGACTGGATGGACAAGCTCGACCCCAAGGCGCTGCTTGCCTGCGCCGTGGAACAGCCCGGCACCATCTGGTACTGCGCCATCGACTCGATCAGCGCGAACAATGCGGCTGTCCCCCTGCATATCGTTCCCGTTCCTCGTTCCGACGATTCCGGCATTACCCTGATAGGCCAGGCTAAACCCCTTCCCGCCCGTTCCTCCCGCGCCTCTTGCAAGGCCATTGTGGTGGACTAGCCGGAATCCGCTGTGGGGCGTGGAAAACGCTCCATGCGGATAAGGGGAAGGGAAAAACATTTAGACTAGTCTAAAACTAGTCCAAAACGCGAAAAACGGCCCTGTGTCATTCCTCCCTCACCGGCCACGACCGAACGCGGCGGACGAAAGTCCGCCCGCGTGCGGCCAGCCCGCCGAAATTCCCGACAGGATACGAGAATGATGTTATGCAACCGCGCCGCCCTGATCGACCTTCTTCACGTCAAATATCTTGAAGCGTGCGAAGCTCAGAATCCGGGACTTGTGGACAGGACCATCGAGGCCGTTTCCGGCGAGATCGGCGACGCTCTTTCGTACCGTTACCCCCAGCCCTGGCCCTATGTGCCTGAGCTGATCCGCTATATCGCCGCTGTGTTCTCCGCCTACCGCGTGGTGGAGGCTATCACCAGCCTTGTGGACACGGAAGCCAGCACGAACAACGAATGGATCCCGCTTCAGAAACAGTGGAAGCACTGCATAGACCTGCTGGATCAGATAGCGAAGGGCAAGCTCAAACTGCCGCTGGAAGAAGCCAACCCGGACAGGGAAGAACCGAGCGTGGCTATTGTCGCGCCTCCGCCCCTGTTTGACCTGCGGGGGCTGTAATGGCGGTCAAGACCGGCGTTTCCCTGCACTGGGCAGGACTGGACAGAAAGCTGGCGCAGGCCGTCAAAAAACTTGCGGATAAGAAGCCTCTGCTTGCCAGCGTGGGCGAAGCCCTTGTTTCCGGCACGCTGACCCGCTTTGAAAAGGAAGAAAGCCCTGAAGGGGAAGCATGGGATCCTTCCATGCGGGCTTTGGCGGAAGGCGGAAAGACGTTGCAGGACACAGGCCGCCTGAGACAGTCCATCGACTACGCGACAGCCGGGGACAAGGTGCTTGTGGGAAGCAAGACGCAGGCCACCGGCGGCAGCAATGTCAAATATGCCCCCATTCACCAGTTCGGCGGAGTTATCACTCCCAAGAAGGCTAGGCGGCTTATTTTCAAAGGAATAGACGGTCAAACGGTATCGGCTGAAAAAGTGACCATCCCGGCCCGTCCTTTTATCGGTATTTCCCGCGCTGACCTTGAAGAGGTTCAGGCAACCATTGACGACTTTGTGTCGGGCGCTTTCGGGGGACAATGATGCAGGACTTCGCCACAGCCATTCTTACTTCCGCCGCCCTTGCCGCCGGACTTCCTGAAGGCCGCGTGTTCGACAAGGTGAAGAAAGACAACCTGACCATAGCCCGCCCACGGATGGAACTGCAATTTCTGCCCGAACAGTACCAGCGTTCCGGGCGCAAGCTGGGAGAATGGCGGACAGGCGCGGAACACTCGCGCAAGCGTGAGCTTTACGTTGTAACGCAGAGCGTGGCCGCCAATGTGCTGGCCGACGACAAGTCCTGGCTGGCGAAGTTCAGTCATGACTTTGTGGCCGCTCTTCCTAGAGGCGCGAACGACACGCGGAAAAACTGGGTTCAGATCAGAGTGACGGAAGCGACGTTCAGCCGGCCGCCGGACAAGCGCGTGGGAAATGACGTTATCGCCGTTTTCGTCAAGGTGAACCGTCTTTTTGTGGTGACTTTCGTTTGGCGCGTGACCGCCGTTGAGGTGGAACGCCTCATCCCTTCTTT